CCCCGCTAACCTGCGTTTGCTGTCAAGACCTACAAATATGCCTGACAGGAAACTATCACCTCTTTTCTGTATAAGATATGGCACATCGGAAACAATGCAGTCAATGCTTTCGGTTGGAATGCTTCGTATTCCGATGAGCATATCTTGGTTGTATATTCTGTCAAGTTCCATACTCTATCCTTTAAGTATCCCTATAGTATCCGTATAGTGGTTGTCTAATGCCACACCGTGTCTGTGTTTGTGGAAAGTGGTTCTACACAAATCAATGCACAACTATTTCCGTATCTGTCTTTATAAACTTCCAAATGAAAATATGAGTCATAACCATACCCGTCATTTTCAGCGCACCCAGCCTGTATATCTATTTCGGGGTCTAACTCCTGCAATTTTTGGATTAAATCTTTTGCTTTCATAGTCATTCCTCCTTTCTTTGTTCTTCTATTGCTTTAATCTGTATCAGTCCGCCTTGTTCGGGGCAAGTGAGCGTAGGCGATGAATAGGTGTTGTGCCAGTCGTGTTCTACAGCAAATGTATGCAGTATCTGACGGTATATGCCGTAGGACATTGCAATAGCCTTGCGCTGATAGTCGTTAGGGCAATGACCACCGTTCCAGCCATAGGACGCGCCGTGTGGCAAATCGGGTACTATATACCGCCTTACATTGTCTGTTAGCATATCCCTTACTTCGTGTATATACTCTGTTGGTAGCAGCATACCTGTCGCATGGTCAAGTTCGCATTGTCCGCAAAGGAATCTGCACCAATCTTCCACCGCGTCCGCTATCAGACTCATCTGCTCTTCCGTGAGCGTGATTGTGTACTTCTTCATAGTTGTTTCTCCTTTCATTTTCCTGTTGAGCCGTAGCCGCCTGTTCCGCGCTCGGTTGTTGAGAGTTCGTCCGATTCGATGAGTTGCACTTTCGGATAGGGCATTATAATCAGTTGCCCGATGCGGTCGCCGATTTGGTATTGATAGCGATTCCCCCACCAGTTATACATATCCACATTACCGTTTTCATTCTCGTCAGCCTTTCCTGCAAACAGAAGGCGAAGACGTTTCCATAGCGATTTATTGACAATGCTGATATGTTTCGCCGCGAACTTAAATGTTATCTCTCCGCGGAAGTCGCTGTCAATCACACCGACACTGTTGGGCATATAGCAGTAGTGTTGGCAGATAGATGAGCGAGGGAACACAAGTCCGACATAGCCTTTGGGTATCTCCACCGCTATGCCCGTGCCGATGACCATATTGCCGTAGTCGTCAAATGATTTACTTGCGGCGTACAAGTCCATCCCTGCGTCCGTGTCGTGGGCGTAGGTGGGGATTACCGCGTTCTCCGTGAGTTTCTTAACTCTGACTCTCAATGGGTTCTCAAATGACCCGATGCGCCTGTAGGTGCGCTTTTCCAATGTGGTTTGCATAATAGTGTTAGTTTTTTATAGTTAGTCGTTTCAATCAATCGGTTTTCCGTGCTTTAATTTCTCGGATGCCTCATTTATCCATTTAATAGTCTTGTCGCTTTGCATTATTCTAAGGGCATAGAGGTAAATCTTGGCTGACGGTTTAACGAGATATTCCTCATAACAACTGATAACATTATCTGAAAAATCAAGCACACATTCCGCCACATATCTAATACATATCATTACTATGGCGATAGGGAGCAAAACTGCCATTAGGAGATAATGACAGAGTAGAATCGGTACTACTAATAACTTCTTCATAACATTTTAGTTTTGTGTTTTAGTAAATAAAAAAATCAGTATTCTGCTGTTGTCAATAGAAATACTTTCAATGGGAAAGTCATTTATATCATCATCTTTGTGGAACGTGCGCCAGTCTGACAGCCAACCTTTGAACAGAATGGTGTCATCATCAGAGTCATAATCCCATACCTCAAGGAATTGCTCCTCGTCACATATTAGATTTAGAAATTCTTTCAACTGTATCATAGCGGTGTCTGAATTTAATTGTTGTTTTGTCTCCATAGTTATTAGTCTTTCAGTCTTGATTTCTGATATTCGATATGGCTCATACCCATATCGCGTTCCCTGTTCCACCAAGTGAAACGGTCGCAGGCTTGGGCATTGCCGCCGCAGGTGTGATAGCCTACATTGATTCCGCAAGCCATAGCGAAAACACCGTCACGCTTGATGCAGTCAATCCATATACACCTGCCGCAGGTCTGTACGGGCGCATCGTAAGGCGTGATACTGACAATGCTGTCATAGGCTACATACCGCAGATGATGCTCCCAGCACTCGTGGTAGTAGTGCTTGCTGCCGTCATCGCGTTTCTTGTCATACGGCTTGCACAGCATCATTACGGGCAGCACCTCAAAGCCGTCTTTGTTCTCATAGACGCGGTTGTCGGTAACATACACCACTCCCTTGTAGTGTCTGCCGTTGCGTATCCATTCGGCTTTTGCATAGGTGTTTTCGGGTATCAGCGCGTGCTTCTCCTTGTAGCGGTTAAGCAGTCGGCGGTATTCATCGCGCTTGTTCTCAACCGCCTTTTCCAGTTTCTCCAACTCCCGCCTTGCTTCAAGGCAGAGTTCTTCAAGATTCTTTTTCATAGTCAATGCTGATAGGTCATTTTGTGGTGGTACTCGTCCTCAACGTTGCCGATGTGGTCTGCCTGCTCCAACTGCTCATCGGTGGTGCGGCTGACTATCTCCTCCGCTATACGGCGGCAATAGAGTTGCGCGGCTTTCTCGTGGTCGTCCTTGTTGTCGGCGATAATCTTTTTCAGTTGCGGGCGAAGTTTGTCCTCCGCCTTGAATACGGCGGGAATAATGTCTTCCGCCCAATGCTGGATTGCTTCTTCTCGTGTCATTATAAATAGTTTAGTTTGTTTAACAGGTTGTCGGAAATTCTTGTGTCTTTGGCAAGAGCCTTGATAGTGGAGATGATTTTTATTTCGTCATCCCCATTATTGCAATTGCCGGTTAGAGCATAGAGGTAGCACAGGAAATTGGCATCGTGCATAATAGCGTCAAACGCCTGCACGTCCGTACAATTATCCGAGTGACTACTCATACCACTCTCTACAAGGCAGTCCATCGCTTTGTGGAAGTTGTCAGCAATCTTAAGCAGGCGACCTAACTTGTTGCGTTCGTCCCCTCGCACCAGTCTGCGTACGGTGTCCTTGAGTCGGCTGTCCACCGACGCTTTGCCGTACATTTTGCAATAGCGTTTGTATTCCGCTCCTGCCCGATATTCGGCTTCGTAGTTCAGTTCGAGCATCTGTAGGCATTTCTCCGCCGCCCGCATAAAAATAACCATCATCCCCGACAGGACATCGGCGTCATTGCGGGACAATGTTCCTTGAGGTAAGTCAATAGTTTCCATAGTTCTGTTAGTTTTGTCCGACAAAGTATTATAAATCAATCTTAAAGTAATCTTCTAATAGCGATTTCCAACCTGTCATTCCGAACAAAGTTGGCATATCATACACGGCGAAATCTTTGTATTGTTTGAAAAATAAGTTGTGGGACATTAGAGCGTAGATATTGCTGAATTTCTTGTGACTTTTTGCCTTTGGGTGCGTGTCCCACCATATTAAACCGTGTTTCAGCCATTGTTTAAGCAATAGCGGATGTTGCTTAAAGTCAGTGATAGCATTTTTGATGGATAGCGGACACCCCATACAACCTAATCTTTTTCGGCAATCAAATTTGCCGTTATCATTGTAATATAGCGGGTGTAGGCGTATATTGTTTGCATTGATATACTCTTCAATATCTTTGTTAGTCCAATATAGAATAGGCAGGTATTGTTTCACTCTGTCATCCTTGTTATAAATGCGACATATTTGCGGCTCTTTATATCGTTTTCTCCTTTGCTGACTTTCCGCACGGCGGATGCCTAATATAGCGTGGTCTTTAACTTTGTACTCTTTTAGGTCGGAGCAACAGAATCGCGCACGGCGCGTTGGAAATCCTTTGCTCTCAATCAGGTTAAAGAACGGTGTTTTCGGCTGTAATATCTGCACTCCGTTATCAATGCAGTGTTTAATAGTTCCGGGCGGGTCTATCGTTGTGTTTTTGTATATCGCCGTGAACGGAATACCCGCAAGCCGTGCGAGGTATAGTATAACATCGCTGTCCTTACCGCCTGAATAACATAACTCTATATCGTCAGACGGTATTCCACGCAGTAACTTTATTGCCTGCTCTTCTTTGTGTTTAAGTGTTTCTGTCATTTTTTATCTCTCCCAAATAAGTACACGCACACCGCTAACGTCAGACTGGCTATGTGTTCAATTGTCCGCACGCCGTAAAAGGCTGCACTGATATAGTCACGCTCCGACAAGGCGTAAACTATACCCGCCACGCTATACAATAGCAGGCAGACGAATAATGCAACAAAGACGTAAAAAGCGATTTTAATAAAGGTTTTCATTTTTCGTCTCCTTTTCAAATAGTTCATTTATTTGTTTATCACTTAATCTATTCATTTCCAACCACGTTATAGTGCCTTTCATGTATAGCCATTCTCTCTTTGTTATTAGTGGCTTATTCATTTCTCACCTCCTTTCAGCAATTCGGGGTTGTGAGCGTTCAACGCCGGTAGATGTCCCGCCCGCTCCACAGAATAGGTCTATGTATAGTAGTTGTGTCATCATTCTGCCTCCTTTACATCCCCGTTTTCCAGTTTGTACCACGTGTCTGGCTTGATTATCTCACCGTCCACCTTGACTGCGCGAACCTCTTTAATCTGCCAATTTCTGTCGCGCTCTGTCAGGACTAACCAGCACCCCAATGCGCCGCGTGCCTTGCTGTCCTTGCCTGTTACGATTGCGATGCTATCTTTGCCGCTTACTTCGGCGGCTGAACGGTAGCCCGTGTTGGTGGCGGCTGAATAGTTGCCCGTGTTGGTGGCGGCTGAACTGTAGCCCGTGTTGGTGGCGGCTGAATAGTTGCCCGTGTTGGTGGCGGCTGAATAGTCGCCCGTGTTGGTGGCGGCTGAACGGTAGCCCGTGTTGGTGGCGGCTGAACTGTAGCCCGTGTTGGTGGCGGCTGAACTGTAGCCCGTGTTGGTGGCGGCTGATTGGTAGCCCGTGTTGGATTCTTTGGCGTTATCCCAATCCACTTTTGATTTGATATACTCAACTTCAGCCTGCACCATACCGAACAGGTCTATCTTCGCGCCGATAGTTATTTTCTTTGCGACAACCTTGCTGTCGCTATCGCGTTTGTCCGAAACTCCTTCCAGTTCGACCTCGTGAAATACGGAATTTGCGGGGTCATAGTATCCGAAGCAGTCCAGCGGGTTCTCACATGCGTGAAATCCTGTCTCGCAAAGTTCTGCCTTGTCTGTTTCAAACGTCTTGCCCTCTTCATATTGAAAACCTCGGCAACACAAATTTTCATCAAATCCCTTATAGGCTTTTAATTTTGTTTTCATTTCTTTTTCTCCTATTATTACATTGTTGTTTCATTGTTATCCATCTGCAATTCGATGGCGTATAATTTCCATTTGTATCAATTCTATCAATGGTTAAATTATCCAAATAACCATTGTGTATACTCCAATCCCTGAAGGCAGAAAAATCATTTAACCAAATTTCATCAATCTTAATACCCCTTTCTCCATACCATTGATAGTTTGGACTTTTTACATTATAACATCTTGTGTGCATATTCTGCCATATTCTATAGAGTCTGGGGTTGGATATACGACCATTGTGTATCAACAGTTTTTTTCTTGCCATTTCTTTTTGTAAACACCCACAACTACGAGTCTTACCCATACGGAGTAAAATTGATTTCGTAATTATTTCAGTTCCACAATCGCATTGGCAACGCCATAATGCGTTACCCTTATTGTCTGAGTGGTCATAAGTAATAACCGTTAGCCTCCCAAACCTTTGACCTTTGAGGTTAATTCGCTGCCTCATACCTTCTCGGCAAGTGAGGTCTTTGTTGAATCCTTTATAATATGCTTTCATAATTATAGTTTTTTTTAATCCCACCGTCCGTGTGCAAGCAAAGCGGTGGTGAGGTGGTTAATCTTGCAGTTTCATAATACATTGTGTTTTTAATTGTGAAACATTGTTTTTTTTGATACTGTTATTTTGTATATTTTTTAATTTCACGCTGCAAAGGTAATGTATTTATTTTATATGTACAAAATAAAAATTAAACATTTTGTTTATTTTCTTTATAAGTTGTTTTAATTTAGCACTTTGCTAAAGCAAAAATAGCGGTACGCGAAACAGCATACCACTATCATTATAATAAGTTCATAAACAGACAGGTAAGGAGGGTTATTTGTCTTTCTTGTTATCAAGCGCGATGGCAAAGAGTTTATGCCCTTTGTATGTGCGTATGCCAAGTATGGGCAGCGTGTAAACGTCCTGCTCGCAGTGAAAAACTATGTGCGTATAGTCTTTGAACTCCGGCTCTCTCTTTCCGCTGATGATGTCAGAACGGTAATCATCGGGAGAAACCCCCTCTGGTATATTGCACAGTTTCCGCACCCAATAGCCGGACATGTCCCTAAACTCGGTATTCTTCGTTCCCGCCTTAATCAAATCAAGGTACTCTCTCTTGATGGCGCAATGCAGTTGTTTCATTCTTCCGACTCCTCTTTTTCTTCCGTTGTTTCTTCGCTCTCCTGTGCTTTCTCCGCAGCCGCTTCCTGCTCGGCGAGCGTCTTCTCAATCTGTTGCATACGGATAAGGTCAATCTCTGTCTGCGCATCGTCCGTGAGTGCAAGCCTGCGCACCGCCTCCTCCAAAGAAATAAGACCGCCAGCGTACAGACTGGTTAGTGCCTGCCAGTTTGCTTTCTCGTCCTCTACGAATGGCTCTGCGAACTCAAACGACACTTGCAGCTCCGCGAGTTTGGCGGACATTTCTGGGTGCAGGAAACGCAGAACAGCGATGATGACGTTCTTCTCGCGGTCAATCAGTTCGCCGTATATCTCCATATTCCGCGCCCGCTTGATATAGCCCAATGCCATAGCGTTCTTGATTGCCGTTCCGCTCAATGTGCCTAATCCGCGCAGCGTTTCAAAATCGAAATTGGGAGTGAAGGTGTCAAAGAGAATGCTGTTCTCCAAGTCCTTCTTCTCCGCCGTGCGCAGTTCGCTTGCCTGCGGCGGATTGATAATCTCATAACGGCTGTTCGGACCGGTGGCTTGAAGCAGTTTGGCGGGGGTGGAAGGCTCGAACATGCTCTCTATAACATCGGCTGTCGCGAGTGCTATGGGGTCGGCGAAATAGTTGTTGGTGTCGCCTATCTTGCAGTCCAGTTCCTCCTCTCTTTTCAGACGCGGCTCAACACCGTCCCACGCTTTCGGCTGCTGGTAGTAGATGAGATTGATTTTGCCTGTAGGGTTCGGGAACTCCTCCACTTCCCATCCTACAACCTCTTTCTTGCATTGGTATGTCATTTTCGGCGTGAGGAAGTCCCAGTGCTGCACAGCCTTTCCGTCCGCTCCGCGCAACTTGTACCCGTAGCAGAAAGCGACAAGATGTCCGTACTGGTCTTTCAGCACGCGCAGGTCATAGCCGAGCGAGCGGGAGAGGACAACTGTGTCGCATTGCGGCTTGTTGTCATCGTCCCTGTAGAGGCGGTAGAGTTTGGCGCACTCCGTTTCCGCTCCGGCAAGACGTTTTATCTTGCGCATGTTGCTGTCAAAGCGTGTTTCTGCAAGATAGTCCGTGAAGAGACGGAAAGCGTCATCCTCGCCCGCCGTCTTCTTCCAACGTATATTGTTGGCGAGCAGGAAGAACAGTTCTATCTCGTTGATGTAACGCTGCCTTGCACGCGGTATCTTGACCGACTGATAAACGCCTTTGGGAGTGCGCTTGTTCGGTCGTGTCATCACATCGTGCTTCTGCGGGTAATACTCTTTGAGAGCGTTGTCCACATCGTCAGAGTGCGAAGTGAGCAGGTTAAGTGCGTGGTTTATATCCCCGTCCTCAATGTATTCGTACAGCGACCGTTCCGCGCCTGTCGCATTGAGCAGCATATTGCGGAAGAACTGCTGGATGTAGGTTACTATTGACTGTTTCATATCGTTCAGTATATCGTTATATCGTAATCGGGTCTTGTCTTGGGTTTGAGGATATGTCCGAGTATCCTGCCCAAACACCAATAGCGTATAGCGTCCCATCCGTGGTTGTAAGCGTCTATTGGCTCATTGATGTAGTTTCCGTCCTTGTCTTTTGCCCATGTGTAGTTTCTGCCCTCTAATTGCAGATTGTATGAGCGTTTGGTGAAATAGATATGGTCAAACTCTTTCAGCCGCTCTATTCCCGCCACGATAGAGACCTTGCTTTTGTCTATCGGGTAGATAATCAAACCCGCGTTGGCTAACTCCTGCACGAGTCGCGGGTCGGCACTCTCTGAATAGATAGGCGTTTTCTCTTTTCGCAACTCTCTCGCAAGGTCGGAAATGAGCATACCCGTCTGATAGAACTGCTCATCCACATACAGGTCATTACCCCATACGCCACACTTGACACCTGCCGAAGGGTCGTGCGTAAAGCCGAAGTCCAATCCTCTTGCCACGTGCTTGCATTGTTCGGGGAACTCGTCCACAATGCCAATGTTCTTGAATATCGCACCCTCTTTTACATCTGACCATCTGCCCATGAACACGTGAGCGTACTTTTCGGGGTTCTCCGCTTTCACGCGCTCGGCTTCTTTCAGAAACTGCTCGGAAAGGTTCTCCCGGTTGTCAAGATACGATGTGTGGATATGCAGCACATTCGGGTGCGTGCTTATCTGCACCGGCACACCGTCATACATAACCTCCTTATACGACTGCTCTATGTATTTCTTATATATGAAATGGTTGCTGTCGGTAGGGTTCATTATTATGATGATGCGGTTCTGTATGCCCTTCTGCCGGATTGATAGCATTATAGTGTCAAACTCCTGCTCGCTCGTCCATTCCTCCGCCTCGTCACACACAAAGGTCGTTATGCCGTGTATGGATTTGAGTTTGGCGGTCTGGTTGCCGCTGCTCGTCTTGATGCCACGGAACATAATCTTGCTGCCCGTCATGCGGTTTATCACGTCAGCTTTGGTCGAGTGGAAATACTTGGTCGTTCCGTCCATCTCCACCTTCTCCATAAACTCAGGTATGACCGACATTGCGGCGGAAGTCATCGTATAGCGTGCGTAGAGTATGTTATGCACCAGTTTCTGCACCTCCCCGCTGTCATCTATGACCTTGTTCAGTTCAAAGGTCAACCGCTCAATAAAGGCGGAAGTGGCATACGATTTTCCGCTTGCACGCCCGCCTGTGATAAGGATGATAAAATGCTCCTTGTCAGTGTACAGAGGGTGATATATGGGGTGGTTGATTATCATTCAAAATTTACTTTTGTTAAGACTATCCTTGTCAAAGGCTCAAAAATCCCCGCAAAAACGCTTTTCAAAATGTACTTTTGTTAAGATTTTGCGTTAGTCGCCACCTCTTGCTCTATCCACTTGCAAATATCCACGCCGCTCTCTATCTCCTGCGGTATATCGCTGCTTTCCTCATCCAGTCCCCGCTGCACCTTGCGCCATTCGGGGTCGTGGTGGTAGAGGAGAGTAGCCAGAGCCTGCATATTGGGCAGCGTCTTGGTTTTCGTGCGCGTTACCTGCACCTCCTCATCATCCGTTACCTGCCCGTCAATCTTCAAGTGCCGTGTGGTGGTCGTTACATTCTCCACCTCCTGCCCGCCTAACGCCGCTTGCAGGTACTTTCCCCTGATAGCCTGCACTATTCGCCTACGCGCTCGCGCTAACACTTTGACTAATCGCTCTGTGTGTGCTTTTCCTTTTTCATCTTGCCAATGTTCATAGTCGCCACTTTTCATTTGGTTGAATGTGTTGTCTGACAGCCCCATTGCGGATGCTATCTCGGCATCGGTCGCGCCGTTGAAGGCGAGGAAGAACACCTCATCATAGAAGTCATCGCCGTTGTAGTCATGCTTGGGCGGTCTGCCTATCGACATACCTTTCCACGCGGGCGGTGGTGTCTGTGGTTGCGGGTGGTTATTTGTGGCTTTTGAACTGACTTTTGGCATAAAATGTAAGATTTTTGCGCTTTTATTTGGTGGGGTGGATTATTTGTAGTATCTTTGCAGGCAGAAATAAGAAATCTTTGTTTGGTAGAGCCATGATGTGGAACGGAGGCTCCCGAAAGGGAAGATGAGTGGGTTCGAGTCCTACCGCCAAATAAAGGTTCTTATTTTATTTTTATATATCTCTTGGGGGCGTAATTAGGTACTCCTCTCATTCTTGTCGCCGTTATCATAATTACATGCCTTGTTTTCCCGTCTCCATATTCTATTTCTTTGTTGGGGTGGACAGTAAAGGCATTCAGTCCGTGTTGATATAAAAAAGTGCCTTTTATGTTATCCCAATAAAGGTTCATTTTATAGCGGTTTGCAGGAAAGTTGGCTATATCTTTATCGGAAACAACTTTGCCTGCCTGTTTCTTCGTTGTTCTTATGGAGTGCAATAGTTGGTCTTCCGACATATACAAAGACGAAGATGCGAGTTCTATGCCGTTGGTTTGCGCGAACTGCTCCATTCTTCGTTCTACTCTACCGACAGGGAAAGGTTCTTTGCTTCCGAATAGGGGGTTTCTCTTGTCTTTTTCGTAATATGGATGCCGCTCTGTTTTCTAATGTATCCATCCGCGCTCTGTTTTCCGCGCTACCACCGTTACTGAAATAGCGGTTTTGAGCCGTTCTGTACTGACGGCTTAACTCGTTTTGCAGACGGACACGTTGCGCCTCTATACCCAATAATGATTTTCTTCTCGGCATAACCGCTTCCTCCTATCCGTTTGCGAGACCCATATAGACGCTTTGAGGAACCGGCACATAGTTCTCGCTTTGCCCAGCATTACTGTTTACGTATGCCATACTTACCCCTCTCGATTTTACGATATTTTTTCCATATCGCCGGGATGCCCTTTCGACTTGGTTTCTTCTTTTTTCCGATTCTTCGATGCGCTTCTGCCATTGTTGCCAGTTTATTTTTCCGTTATTAAGATCGGCTGTCGTTTGAGCGTCCCGCCTATCCAAAGCATTGAGGATACCCCGTCGTTGTACGGCTATATCATATATAGATTTTCTACGCCCCCCCATACGGGAGTTTGCTGAATTTCTTGTTGGCATTGTTGTTTCCTCCTATTTTATCCCTGTACTATCCTATAACTATCCGTATAGTGCGGGTACGGTTAGACAATTAGATTTATTCCTCCTCATCCGGCGCGAAGAGCATTGTGGCAAGTTCCTCGCCTTTGATGATTTGTGTGTTGGGTTCAAGGTCAAGAGCCGCAAGGAAGTCTTGCAGGTTAGTCCAGTTGTCAAACGACAGCATCACGTAGGCGGAGTTGTCCGCAGCACGCTGCATCGCCTGCTGCTGCACTTGCGCCTTGACATCCTTCATGTGCTGCACTTTGTCCTCAAAACACGGTTGTGGTTCGCTTTCCGTCTGTGGCGCGGCTGGCTGCACCATATCCGGCATAAGCATCTGTGTAATCTCCGCTTCCGCCTGTTGCTGGCTGACAGACGGCATAAGGAAATCAACACCAATCATTGACAAGTCGGCATCGGTAAGCCCTGCGTCCCTGTAGTCGATTTCTGGAATTAGTGTCCTCAACT